CACTTACGGGGAACATCGGAGTAGATGGCTTCAACGTCGTCTTAACTAAAGAAGTTAAGGACAGAGACGGAGAAGTCGTTGATATCGATGGAATTTCAATCGACAGCTACTTAAAGAACCCGGTTCTGATAGATGCACATAACATCAACGGGTCTGTTGTGCAAACCGTACTAGGTAGACTTAAGAATATAACTAAGACCAAAGACGCCGACGGTGTCAAGCTTCTAAGTGGTGTTGCAGAGTTTGCAGACACACCAAACGGAAATATTGCAAGGAAACTTGTCGAAGAGGGATACTTGAAAACAGTCAGTATAGGATTTGGGGTTTTAGATTACGATGCGAAGGATATGAGGATCAGCAAGTCTGAACTATACGAGACTTCACTAGTAAGCGTTCCTGCTAATGTACAAGCTACAATAGGAAAATCATTGAAAGCAGACGAGAGGATCGAGGATGCGGTAGTTAAAAGACTCAAGAATTATGATTACATCAAGCCGGTATTAAAAGAATATAGAAATTTCATCCAAGACGACGGATTAAGAGCATTACTAGGATATGAACCAACAGGGGATGAACTAATTGACCTTAAAAACATATTTGATCTCATACACTTAAAGTTAAAAGCCGAAGATTCTGGCGATAGTGGAGAACCCACAAAGCCTAGTGAGAACCACGACGAACCAAAGGTTGAGACGATAACTGTAACCAGAGAAGAATTACAAAGTCTGGTTGCAGCAAGCGTAGAAGAGGTCTTGCAAAATCTTACTTAAAACAATTTACTAAAATGGAACACAACATTGAAGTAGCCGGGATGTCTGGGAAAGAACTCTCTGATGTAGTATCAGAAGGAGCAAAACAGGCAGCAGCTACATACAAAAAATACGCCAAGAAATTCAACATGGGCGGAAACAGCGAAGATCTTCAAAAGAGAGACGAAGCTGGCGCTTATGTTAAAACAATCAAACTTTTCAACGCAATGTTGGAAGGTAACACACAAGAAGCGAGAGAGATTTCGAAATCAGCCGTCAACGGCAATTCTGCTAGAGCAAAAGCACTTACAGAGGGAGCAGCTTCAGGATCATACCTAGTGCCAGAAGAGTTCGAAGCTAGAGTATTCATGTCAATTAACGACAACTCGATAATCAGGAAATACGCAACTGTACTTCCAATGAGTTCAGACGTTAAGAGACTAAACTCCCTAAGCACAAAACCAACTGCTTACAAGGTAGCAGAAATTGCAAACATAACATCGAGCCAAGCAACTTTCTCAGAACCAGTTTTGACTGCAGAGAAATATATGGCAGCCGGTGAAATGTCTAGCGAAATACTAGAGGACGGCGAGATTGATTTGATCAATCTTTTAGCTAGAGTATATGGGGAATCAATCGCATACGCAGAACAAAATAGTTTCATCAATTCTGTAGTTTCTGGGTCAGAAGGTCTTTTGACCGTTTCTGGTGTAACAGCAACTACTCTATCAACCGGAACTACGTTTGCTTTTGTTGACTGGGATGATCTAGCAACACTACAAAGGAACGTATTCGCACACTCTCCAAGTCAGGCCAGCACAATGCAATTCATAATGGGATTTGGGGCATACAACACTTTGAGGACATTGAAATCATCTGGGGATGGAAACTACTTCATCATGCCAGCTGCACCAACTGCAGAAACACCTGCCACAGCATGGGGTCGACCAATCTTGGTACTTCCACAAGTTGCAGACACGACAGCGACAAGCACGAAATTCGTGATTGGAACTGATCTTGCACAGCACTTCGTAATCGGAGACAGAACAGGATTGACAGTTAAAGTAGCGGACTCAGGAGAAATTAATAGCGTAAATCTATTAGAACAAGACGCACGAGCCTTGATTCTCAGAAAGAGAACAGCTCAGGTTGTTGTACTTCCAGCCGGAGTAGCAACACTAGCAACATACACTTCCTAAGTGATTGCTTAAGCACGGGAAGCCTTCGGGCTTTCCCGCCTAATCAATCAATATCATGAAAGTAAGAGCAAACCACCAAGTAGCTTATGATAATAAACTGTATCTACCGGGGGACGTGTTTGACATGAAACCGGAACTGCTGGAAAGATATAAATCAGACGTAACAGTTGTTAGTGCAGTTCAACATAGAAATACCAAGCCGGTTAAAAATATTAAAACAAAATGATTGACTTCAGCGACTTAAAAGTGTATTTGCAAGTTACCGGAACATCAACGGACGCCTTGCTTGCGTCTTTAGTCACGGCAACCATAGCAACGATAGAATCAGAGATAGGTGCAACACTTACTTCGACCGTCTACACTGCAGAAAGGATGCACTATGAGCGATCTAGCTATGATGCGCAGGTTAACCCGCCCATAGACACTTCCGAGGACTATTTAAAACTATACACAAAGAACTATCCGATAACAGCAATTACACTAACTTATGGTGTCGATACGTTGACTTCTTACACGGTGCATAGTCAAACTGGGATTATAACCATGTACGAATGGCATGGGGATAGAATGGAAGAATTAAGAGCCACATACACTGCTGGATATACACAGTCTACGTTGCCAAAGGATTTGCAATATCTAATATACGATGCGGTCAAAGAGAAGTATGAAGGACATAGCGCTTCTGTGATGGGGTCGGGACAGAGTCAGGTATCAAGTAAGAAAGTCGGTGACTTTAGTGTCAGTTATAGAGCTAGTGGCAGTAGCTTCGTTAATTCAAGCAACTCGGTTATTAGCAAATACAGGCGATGGGGATTTTAAACGAAACGTATAACACTACTGCCGTAATAAAGCGATCAACATCTACCTCTGCAACCGCAACTAATAGCTTAACCACCATCGCAACAGCTTCGGGACTACTTAGACCAATCACAGACACCAGCCAACTATTTGATGAGGGTAATTTCGGCAGGGAGTTTAAGTTTTGGTGTGACGACTCGGTCAATATAAGCATAGGGGATCAACTAACTATTGGCGGTAAAGATTATGGAACAGCAGGATTATCCCTATTTGAAGACTTGGAAGGTGACGAATCGCATTACGAGGCTAGATTAATAAGGAAATGAGCATATATTTTGATGTTCGCAAACATTTTGGAAAGTTCTTAACAGGGGAAGAGAACGTCAAAGAGTTTGATAATATCACCAAGAAAGTAGCGTATAACGTGGTAGAAAGAGAGTACATCTCTCAAGCCCCGCCAGATACGGGTAACTTCAGGCGATCTATCAGAACCGTAAAGCTTGGCAATATGGCCTATATGGTTAGACCATATGCACAGTCGTCAAAGGGGTTTAACTATCCAGAGGCGCTGTATCATGGAACAGGAAAGTATAGGGGTAGCGCAGACATGGGTGTGCGTGGAGTCAGTAGGATAAGGCAAAGCAATTTTTACGGGTTTGGAAACAGACAGGACATGATAGGTTTCTTTGCAGGATTAAAGAAACGAGGTATCAAGACATCAGTAAGACCAAACAAGGTGGCAAAGAGAACAGTTGACAGTACAAAAGAACAATCGAGCGCTTTAATTAAGCAAGAGATAATTAAGTTAATAAACAGATGAGAAAAGAACTACAAGACGAAATAATAGACCAACTAGAAGCGCTAACCTACACAGGGACGGCTAACGTATTATTTGCGGATGTACGCAAGGTCTACAAGGAACAACCACTGGGCTTTCCCATCGCTAGGGTAATTAGTACAAGCAACGGTGTAGAGGTGTTAGGGCTTGATTATGATAATAAAATAATGGGCTTCCAGATTGACGTGTTCGACTTACTTGATGAACAGGTAACACAGGATGAGGCCGAAATGAGAATAGATAGGATCAGTAACATTGAGGACATGATACTAAACTGGCTAGAAGAGTTGCCAAACAACATCGAGCGAGAAGTTACAGGCGTTCATATACACACAATAGACATACTACGAGGTGGTTTTAACTACGAGAATAACGAAAGCGGGATAATGCTAAACCTAGCAATTCCCTTTGAATTAAAAACAACAGTATACGTCAAGGGATTATAAAGTTGTGGATTAATTTTTATTTTTGTTAATCTATAAACATGGAGAACAAGAAAGAAAACAAGGCAGTAAAACTGCTTACTTTCCGCATATTAAAAAATGGCAAAAAGTATTTAATTAAAGCAGTTGATCAAAAAGAAGCAGAACAAAAGGC